TCAGCAAGTAACCAAAGTGCTTCAGAAAGTAAACTATGATTAGGTTCTACGTACTGATACTTCTCTAGTAGATGACCTAGTAAGTTAGTAGGTCTTCCAGAAACAGAAGGATAGTTAACTTGAGTAAGTCCGGTGAAGAGAAGGTTTTGTGTTTTTCTGTCTAGTCTTATCCCGTTTAAATCACCTGGCTCCAGTATTTTATAAACACTGTCCATATAGTGTTGAGCTTGTTCAGCTTGTTGACGGCGTAAAACTTCTTGTTGTTGTAGTTTGTATGCAACTTGACGTTCAGTCATTGCATCTAATTTTGGTTTAAACTTAGCAGCTTTAGCCTCAATTTCACCTCTGTCATCCCATGCTACAATCTCTTCTTCTATTTCTTCTACTGTACCAAAGTTTGTGGCTTGTAAGTAGCTACGTACTATATGTTTAGCATCACCCTCATTACCTGGATCCATTTGACGTACTTCCTCAACTTGAGCAAGTGTTCTAAATAATCCTTTTAAATCTGTTCCGCCATCTGCAACATACTTGTACGCAAATTGAAACTCTTCAGGTAAAGCTTTAAAAAAATCTTTAGTAACTTCATTACCAAGCTTTTCTTCTTTGTCTGAAAAATTAGCTTCAATTAATTCTTCAAAATCTTTTAAACTGTATTTGCTGATATCTTCATCTTCACCTTTGTCATTTTGAAAAGGTACAAGTAAGCCTTTCTCAATAAGTTTACTAGTTAGTTCTACAAGACCTTCTTTTTGAAGTGTTGGTCTTCCTGTTTTTTTAGTCTCATCTTCTTCAGCTGTCATGTTGATAAGATCATCAACTTCTTGTTTAGAAACTGAAGGAGCAGCTGTTGCTGCAGGTTCTGATTTTCCTGATTCTGTAGATTCTGCTTTTGCAGGTTCAATTTTTTCAGGCTTGTCAAGGAACGATAGGTCTTCTGTTTTTCTGCTAAACAATGATTGTTTAGCGGGTTCTGCAGAACCTGTTGACGGTAGCATAACACTGGCACCAATGTTTAAGATCTGATCCAGATCCATATCTACTGTTTCAACACTTGTTGTTTCTTTGTTTTCACTCATGGTTTTTTTTGTTGGTTGGTTTTAATTGACTGACTCTATACTTAATATAACAAAATTATGCAAATAAACTTTAAAAATTTGCTTTATTTTAAAACTCATATAAAATTTTTCGCATTATAACGCTAGCTTTATTTTTTCTTTTTTGGTGGATTCTTCTTTGACACGTCAAAACGGTTCTTGTTTTCACGGGCTATGTTTAAATCCATCTGCTTCATAGTCATTTGAGCTTGTATTTTTTCTTTGGCTATAGTGTTTTTCTCACGGGCTAAGTTAACCTTAGTTCCTTCTTTCTGTTGATCAAAGCTCATCACTTGTTGAAACTCATCAGTCTCTTTAATTTTGTCCATAGCATCCACATAGTCAGACTGCATGTTCTGATTAATGTCTTGCATAGAACCATAACCTGCAGATTTGATTTCAGCTGCAAGAAGAGTTGTTCTGTTACGCATTTCTTCTTTACGCATCTCAGCATCAATCTCCATTTGTTTTTGTTGAAGAGCTGTTTGCTGAGCTTGTTCTTGCATTTGTTGTTCATGCTGCATCTGCTCTTGACGTTGCTCATTAGCTTTACGGTCTGTAGCTTTTAAGATATTGTTTAATTCAGCAAGAGATTCTGTTTGCATGATATTACCTAGGTCAAAGATAGTTGCTCCTGTAGTGTTGTTACCTAAAACCATTTGCTTCATCTGTTCTAATATAGAACGTTGATTTGCTTTTGTTGTACAATAGATGTTTAAGTCCCTGAGGAGAAGATCCGTACCATTGATTTCAAAATTAACTTTCTCTTCACTGCTTGTAACATACTGTAAACGTAAAGAAGGTTTAGTTGAATGATAATGTTGTGCAATGTCTGTACGCATCTGATGTACGCGCGGCATCAAGTAATCACAATGCTGAATAAAGTAAACTTCAGTCTGAGCATATGATCCTGTTACAGCCTGCTCAATACCTTTTGCAGTATCTGTTTGACCTATCTGTTGACCAAGACGTTGAGGAGTTATACCAATAACTTCAAAGCATTGTTGCTTAAAGTAATTGGCCATTTGAATCCTGGATAGCATACGTTGTGTCTGCTCTAGGTTCAAAGTTTGGAAGTGTTGGAAGTTAAGAGGATTTTCAGTGTTTGTTATAGACGTGTCCAATGGTAACATCTGGAAGTTCTTCATGGCAACATAAGCTTTAGCTAAGTTGTTTTTTCCCCAATCTTCACCTAATGAATGGCGGGGTAACGCGTTCTGATCCAACAGAATTACGGTTCCCAGCTCATCCACTAGTATGTCAGCAATCTGATTGTTGACAATATTGTAGCCAATCTGGAATGGTTTCATTAAATCAACCATTGCAGTTGAACGTGTATTACGGTCTGAGAATACAGCTCCTTCTACAGGAAGCTTGCATCCATAAAGCGTATTATCACCTTTGAACTGGAATTTTAGAGGTCCCATTTTGTTTTTGTCTATACCTAAGTACATTGGGTTGATACCGCCTGGGTTGTTCATACCCCAGAAGGAAGGATGATTTGGTCCAATTTTTACACCACCCCAAACTTCATTGATGTATATCCAATCTATGTGTTCACCAAATACTAATGTGTCTTTGGTTTTGTTTTTAATTAATCTGTTGTTATAAACAGGTTTATCTGTGATCTCATAACTTTCATCAATTATGTCTGTGATAGTTTCACCTGACTCAGAGATTTTTGTTAAGTGTCCTACTTTTCTTTGAGACTTCCAATAAGCTGTAGTTACACGGAGTAAGAAAGCTGCACCCATAGGAGCGTAATCTTCACTCTCAGACATAATCCAATTTATGATATCTCCACCAGGAGCAATAGAATTGTCCCACATTGAGGTGTATTGACGGTAAGCTAGGCCAGGCATTTGTGTATTCCAGTCATGAGACTTAGTAGCATCATAATAAGAACCGTCATTTTGGTATCCTTGTAAAGGATAACCTGCAGATCTTACCGGGTAGATGGCTTCAATAGACTCCATTTGTTCTTGAGTCATCATGTAACCATACTTGTCAACAACGTCAGCGATAGTCATCATGTCTATACGGCCAACCCAGTTACCTTGAGAAATATAACGGGCATCTGGTGACTTGTGGTAGAAGCTAAGAACAGGGTTCCATAATTCTACTTCATAGTCATCTTCACCCATTTTAAAATGCCAGAACTCACGGTCAGTAATAAGCATATCTCTGAAAGCTCTTTCTTCTAATTCATCCATGTGAAAACGGTCTTCATCAACTTTCATTTGATGAGAAGCCCATTGTTCACACATGCTTCTGTAATCTTTGTCAAAAAAGCTTTGTATTTCAGGAAGAGTTTTAAGATTCTCTGGAGACATTTGTTGTTGCATTTGCTGTTGAACTTCAGGATCATCAGGATCCAGACCTTGTTCTAGCATTTGCGTAAGAAGTTTTTGTTCAGCTTGTTGATATAAAACATTTTCTACAGCTTGTCTTTTTGCTTCTAGTTGTTCATTGTATGAAAATTCATCAACTCCTCTAAACGTGGTTTTTGTATTACGTTTAGCAAACTCTGATGTAAGAACATTTATAACATTAGGGATAATAGGATAAAACTTTAATTCTAAAGCTGTTGCATCTTCTTGAATAAGAGTCTCTACAAGATCTCTCATTTCATTATCTGGTTCAACAATGTAGTCTGCTTTATCAATTACACCTTTTGCAAGTTTGTAATTCTTCATTAGCCTACGGGCGTTTCTACGGATTTGTTTTAATCCGTTCCACTCAAGCCAATCCAAGTTCCATGCTGTCCACTCATCATCTTTTTCTTTTCTTGGAATAAACTGAATAGGCTGTGTTATACTCCCCATCCGGTTGTATTCGGATTTGGCCCCAGCCTTTAATTGCATTGCGTTTAGTACTTTCATGGTCTTATCTTATATTTTTAAAAGGATTTCTAGATGGCTTTCCACCCAAAGTTCCTTTGCCCATTCCTATATGTTTAAACGGGCTATTATTTAATTTATACAAATTTTCTGACTTTTGCAAATGTTTCTTGTCTAAAATTTCAACTCTTTTGCGTATACCTCTGTTAGCTTGTTGAACTTTTGCAAAAGCAATGAGTGCTGCAAGTGATACTAATCTATCCACATTGACATCATCTGTGTAAGCTTCCATCTCTTTTAGAGCCATTATATCAGGTATACGCTCTATGCCAAATGTAGTTCTTACAATGGTTCCGTCTTCCTTGGTCTCAACATCAATCTCTTCTTTGAGAAATTCAATTAAGTAGCTTAACATGTTGGCTTTGAAGAGAGTTCCTGTATTCTTCCAGCCATATTCTTGGAATACATTCTTGTTAGAACCTAAGTCTTTTAAGAAAAGCATTTGGTCTTTAGGTACCAAGTAACGCTGTTTTCTTTTACTGATCATGTATTGGATGAAGAGAGAAACGTTGTTCTCTACAACTGTCCACGCGTTATACCACTCAATGATCATCTCTAATCTTTCATGGGTTTTAGTGATGTCATCAAAACGTCCGCACCATGCAGCTACAATACCATCTCTGTCAACGTTTGTTTGTGTTTGATCTGTGTCAACCTTTGTTACTTCTACTGGATTCTTGTAAACATAAATAGAACACAAGGATTCTGATGTAGTAGTTTTACCTTCAGACACAGGGTCAATAGAAGCATAATAAGTTCCCCACTCTGCTTTAGGGCTAGGTCTTTCCCAAACAACAATTGATCCGGTTTTATCTTCTGTGTTTTTTGTAATTGGAAATTCTAGTATTGGTAATTTGTTTGTGACCTTAGGTTCTATTTTGCCATCAACTTTACGCTCTAGTTGTACAAACTCATAAGGATAATCTTTCTCCTCAATTCTCCTCTTCTGTGCAGCAACAAGATTTTGTGGAAAGATTGATAATTTTCTGTAAGCAAAAGCCTCAGCAATATTACGTGGATGTTGTGATATACGTAACTGGTACTTCTCTGGTGAGAGATCCTTTTTCCACTTTTCAAATTTAGCATTTAAAGCTTCTAAAGCTTCCTCAACAAGTGAGTTACCATACTTGTCAATATAAGGTGGCATACACCATTGTTCAGGAATAAACAAAGCTGACTCACCTATTGTACCCTTATCATCTAATAAATCTGTAGTCACAGGGTATATAGAATTCACTACAGGAAACAAGGTCATGTGCTTCAATGGTTCACATTGATCAAGATCACCCACAGTACCTGCAGCTATAAAAGTTCCCGTTGTAATATCACCAGATTGTAAGGCGGGAAACAAGTACTCAACTGTTTTATCCATGCTAGGTGCTATACCTGCTTCTTCATAAAAAAAGTAACGTATTGCACCCCCTACACCGGTTGTGTCATTTTGGTCAAAACTTACACCTTGTAAAGTTCCTTTTAGTCCTTTTAATGTACTACGTCCATCAGGACCTGTGTCTTCAATTTGTTGTTGCCACATTAAAACTTTACCAGGATTCATAGGACGGTACCAAGCAGTCTTGTCATCTAAGAAAGACTTGTACTCATTTAAAAATTTCCATGAACCTTTATCATTGATGTAGTCTTTAAGACTTGCACCCATTTTAAGTATAGGTGTTTCTTCAAACCAGATTTGATTTATGAGTTTAGCACAGTGGTAATAAGATGATCCAAACTGACGTTTCTTTAAAACTACACAGTGCATTGAATGTAATTCTGCACATAGTTCATATAGAGCCATGTGATACTGACCATCCCAAATTTCAGGAAAGTCAAACTTACGTTTTACCTTGTCATTGATTGAAAGGAAGTTAACCCACATATAGTATTCCCGTGGAAGAAACCAAGTATCTTTAGACCCTTTAAAAATTACACCTTTTCTGCATTTTTCTTTTTGATCATTCCAATATCCAATAAAATCACGGCTGCCTTCAGGATATGGACAAAAGTATCCGGTTCTTTGAAACTTCCGTGCTTGCGCATTAAACTCAATAGCTGTGTCATCAAAATTATATTTGCCTGGTACTTTAAACATTGACACAACAAAAGTTTTGTATGACTCTTGTGTTTCAAAAGAAGTTGTAGTCCATTCACCATTATCCCAAGTAGGGATTGTTATGTAAGGCTCTGTGCTCACTTAATTTTTTTCATAAAATCTTGAATGCTTTTAAGATCTCCTTCATGTGCTACTATTAAACCTTCTAGAGTTTTTTGAGCTTTGCTTTTAATTACATTTTTGTAAATGCCATTAAAATAATCTTGAACATCTTCTCTTCTAAAAGCTGCCCATGAGTTTGTATGATAATTGTAATGAAACAACCAATCATAAAGATGACTTTGACTATTGATCATATGCTAATTTTTTATTTCCGCGTGTGCGGCCTTTTGATTCTTCAAGTTCTTGTAATACTACTTTTTCAAGCTGTTTAAATTCTAGTATGGTTTTACCTACAGATTTTACTTGTGATTGTAATGCTCCAATATTACCATCTCTTCCTGTGGTAACAGGTGCAGTTCTTGCAAAGTGACTAAGCCTCTCAAGTAAGTTTTTGTTGTCAAGGTAATATCTGTAAGTTGGTGTTACATAAAGTTCTTCTAGTTTATTCATGGCTGCAATCATTACATCATCTTCAAGAGTATACTCTCCAGCAAAGTCTGTAATCAAAACATCATCTTTTTCACCCTCAGGAATATTTGCATAAGGGCTTTCTACGTCATATCTGAAATGTAAAAAATTAAACGCTGGAATAGGGTCCTCATAAAAATCATGTATAGCTTTAAGCTCAGGTATAGACAGACAATTATGATTGATCACAACGTGTCCTCCTACTATGTCAAACATTTTAATAATCATCTCTTACGCCATTTAATGTGAATACCAAAACACGCTATACAAAGCGTGCAGTCAACGTAGTCTGTCATTGGAAAAGATACACCAAAGCATATTCCAGTAAAGTACGTGACATCAATTTTAAACCTTTTCTTTTTCATTTTAACTTTTTCACAGAACAAGTATCTGTTTTCAAATTCATTATTACTCATTTTTCAAGTGCTTCATTTTTTGTTTACTTTTAAATAGTTAACCATTGCAATTACTTCACTCTTCAAGTACGGCACCTCATAAGGTATTACTGTTTTAACAACAGGATCTCCATTTGCGTCCTTTTTTGGAATTGCATTCCCAAATTTGTCCTCTCTCTCTTTTTCAAAGATCACATGGTGCAAAAACATTTTACCTGGTTTGTACTTAGGATTATGTTTTAAAATGATGTACATGTATATGCTCAGCTGTAATGAATAGTGATTAAAATTGCAATCATCCAAATGAGCACATGGGCCAGTCATTTTCTGTGTAATCTTTTCCCAATTTGTAAAGCCGGTCTTTTTAATCTCTTTGTTTGTCTTATAGTCAATTATGTTTACTAGATCCTTAACTACTTCAACCATATCTGATTGTCCACACAAACCTGCTGATTTCAAATATACAAAATGTTCAGGATAAATGCCTTCTGTTAATCTTTGCTCAGGAGCTTTTTTTACACCATTTTCAAAGATAGGTCTTATAATAGGAATAGCTCTTCCAGATTTTTGTATGGAGTCTAAACTAGTAATATCTAGTTCTCTCTGTTCATGATAAACAGATCCTCTATTAATTGCTTCTTCTGTATTTGTTGCCCAGTGAGCTTGAATTTCTTCAGGAGAAAGTCCATACCATTTAGACTTTGGGTTCTTTGAAGATTTTATAGACTGAGCTACTGCATCAAAAGCTTGCTTGAATTCACTTACAAACTTTGTAACGCTTAACCAGTCTATTCTTTCATTGGGATCCAAGCTTTCATACTTGTGATTCTCCGCTTTGAATATGACTGACATATTAAGTTGATGTTTGAGTAGGTTTGTGTTCAAGATTATCAAAGATGTCTCTACCACTTTCTTCATCTATCTTGTGTAAAGTAGGATCTACCAGTCTTTCAAGTCTTATCTTTTCTTTTTCTTGCTCAGTTCTTTTAAGAGCATTAGTAGGTCTAATGTGATAAGGTAGTTCACCAGTTTTGTCTAGCTCATCTATAACATTTTTGACATGTTCTTGTGTAGCATAATTGATCTGAGCATCTTTGACAGTCTTAGGCATTTCTCTTACAACTTTCTCAATGCTAATTCTATTTGGTGGTAAGCCTGTTTTTTTGTTGATGATTCTTCTACCATCACATACTAAGCATCTTGCTTGTGTGTTAGTACTTGTACCTGATAAAGGTTCTATACCTGTACCATTACATATTGGACATTTTTGCCAGCTCATAATACTACCTCCTTCCACTTAGGTCCATCAGGATGTGGACACTCAGATTCTAGTGATCTTAGTTTTAAGGCAAGACTGCATCCACAAACAGAGCAGCAAGGTTGGGTACCTATTACTTCGCAATCTGTTCCAAGAGTGTCCATCATAGGACACTTCTTGCATTCTTTCATACGCATGTGATATACTTCTTCAGTATAGTCAGTCTTGAATATCAGGTTCTTGAAGCCGGCCCATATCTGAGCTCGGTTCTTCCAAATTGTTTTTAACTTTTTGATCATAACGTTTTTGTTTTACACTTTGTTTTTTAAGGTTGTCTTCTTCAATCATCTTCTCAAGTTCTAGAATTTTATTCATGTTCCCTTGTACATCTTTGAGTATAGAGAACTTATAAAAGCTTATTTTATCACCTGCTTCAACATCAATCTTGTACTTGTTTAAGATGTTCTCATGTTTTAGAAGAATCTCTTTTATTTTCCAATACTTGACTTTAAAGGTTCCTAAGCCTTCAACTATTACATTATGAGCTTCACAGTTAGACATTACTCTACGGATTTCTTTCCAGTAGAAGGAAATTAAGTCAGCTACGAGTTCTTCACTCACGTTGTTTTCCTCAGCAGTTTTTTTATAGAACTCAGTTGGTTTCTTCGGCAGCAACATGTACAATTTTGTAATTTAGTAAAATGCTGTTACTTGTTTGTATTTTCAAGTCAGGATTTAAACTTATACGCTTACGTCCCTTACCAGATTTTACTATTAAGTTTTCTTTTTCAACTTTGATTAACACATTGCGGATGGTCTGTGGAGATGCATCCGGCATTCTTTCACTTGCTTTTGTGGGTTTCCAGCTCTTAAGTTTGTGTTGTAAACGCTTTTCAGCCATGTACACACAAAAGTCTGTAAGCTCTGACTCACCCATTTTACCAAGACTTGTAAGACAATCAAGATCTAGATCACTCAAAAGTATACGGTTAATATAGCAATGAGTGATCAGCTGATACTTGATTATATCATCCAAATCCATGCGGACTTGTTTGTTTACTACGTTTACTTTTGCCATGTTGGTATGGAAATGTAATTAGTTTTGGCTTTTCAATTTGCGCTCTTTCTTTTCAACTGGCGCTTCTGGTTCACCTTCTAGCTCTTCCGGCGGAGGAGGTGCCAGTAATTGTGCAACACGCATTCTCATGGTATAGTACTTTAGTCTTGCTTCTTCTATGTTTGCAATAAGAGACTCATACTCAAGGGTTGTTTTCAAAAACGGTAATTGTTCCTTGTAGTGTTTGTGCTGATTGTCTTTAAAAGCTTTAATCTCTTCTGGAGTAGGCTCTCTTTCTTCTGGGTTGGTGTTGGTGTTTTCTGACATGTTAAACTTTTTTAATTTTATGTACAGCAAATATAATAAGAAAAGTTTAAACTTTACACATTTAAACAAAAAAAATCCTGACTAGTGCCAGGATTATGTTTATACAAGATATTGTTTCTGACTAATTTGTGTTGTAGCCAGTAAAGGGAGAAGCCCACTTTCTTATACCTGTAAAACGGTAAAAGTATTCTGTCTGTCCTGTTGGTTTATACACAGGAGCAATGTATTGTGTTTCAACATCTAATAGTTTGTCAGCAGGAACTTTTAAGTTATTCCACGCTGTTGCATAAGCCACACCTTGGGCAAAAGGAGAGCCGGGTATTGGATTTGATGCAGCATCTACAAGAGCTAAAGTTCCTGTTATTCCACCACTAAACACTCCCATCTGACTTAAAATATACGCGTAATCACTTACGGAATATATGCCAGCAGGTAAGCTGTAAACTACACCAATAATATTAAAGGCTTTGCTTATTGTGATTTGTAATTCATCCCACTCATATTCAGAGAAGGCAACAACCATTCCTAAACTTAAGTGATGAATGTTTTGATCTAGTGTGTGAGGATCAACTTGTGGTTCCCCATTAATCAACTCATGATTCCAAGTAGAATTAAAAGCTGCCACCTTAACTTCTTTTGCGTAGATACTAGCAAAATAGTTTACAGCATCTATGTATGGGTTTTCCCATTTAGATTTCTTTTTGCCTGGTAATTTAAAAGTGTTTGTTGCGTACAACTTTGTACCCTTTAAATTATTAGCAAGAGTTAATGCTGTTGGTATTAATTTGTCATTTGCCGCCATAGTCTTAATATAAGAAAAAGGTTTTAATTACACAAGTTATTTCTCAGATTTATCCTGAGTTTTAGCTTTCATGTAACCTGTTAATTCAGCCAATGCGGTGTTCATTGAGAACTGCATTTTCTCTACACCATCTAGTTTTACCCAAAGTTTCTCATGAGCATCTTGTTGTTCTTGACGGATCTCACTGATTCTTGAATAGATTTGTTGTTCTTTCTTTTCTACTTCTTCTTTTTGTTTTTGAATTGATTCCATAACAGTTTGTATATTAGCTTTTTTTGCATTTCTTGCATGTAAAAATCTTTCTTCTGTGTCTTTTTTAAGATCTTGAAGATCTTTTTCAATCACGTTCAGTTTATCTTTAGTTTTTTCTGAAGCTCTTTTCATTGCATACAAAAAACCAGCAATACCTAATATACCTATTACAATCTCTACAACTTCTTTTGTACCAAATGTGAGTTCTGTTGCGTTCATAGTTTATTCTTGTGATGAGGGTTCTTCTTCTGAATTATGTTTTTTGTTGATCCACTTGTCTACAGAGGCTATACCAAAACAAGCTATAGTTATAACTTGGAATGAGTTGAAGATAAACTCATTAACCAGTAAAGGTTTATTAGCTATACCTGTGCCTATATCCACAGCAGCAAAGATGATCATTACTATGAAGGCAATAAAGCCTACTACTGCTTTTTCATTGATGTTGTTTGTGTCATCAAACATTGTCCAAAACTTTTTCATTGTGCTGTGTCTTTTTTAATAGTTGATATTACTTTTTGTATAAAACTTTTTTTCTTTTTAACAGGCTCAGTTGTATCAGCAAGTACAGCTTTAACTTCTTTAAGCTCTGCCTTAGTTTCTACAAGCTCTTGTTTTAAAGATACATTTTCTTTTTTAATGTCTTTGATCTCTTTTACTTTTTTATCAGCATGAGCTGTAGATATAAGAAGGTTTGTTATCTTTTCAGCCATAGAGTCTATAGAAGCTGTATCTATCATGCTAATATCTATACTGTTTTCTTCAGCAACAATGCTGTCAAACATAGGAACCTGACCTTCTTCTACAGAAGCTTCCTTACAAGAGGAAAGGATTACTGCAAATAATATTAAAATCTTTTTCATTTTATCTTGTTTATTTCATTTAACACCTCAAGTCTAGCTACTGATATAGCCATTACACTGTCTGCTCTTCTAAGTCTTTCAGTTTTTTCATCTAGCTTGTTTTCTAGAGCTTCTACTTTAGTTCCGCACTCTGTGTACTGAGATTTATACTCTTCAGTTTGTTTTTGGTAGCTGGCTTTGTTATCATAGTAGAGATAACCAACAGCAAGCAAGACAATAAACAAGAGACCCTTAACTGGATCTTTTGCAAAGTCTTTAAAGTCTATGGGTAGTTTCATATTAGAACTCTTTTAAAAGGGTGTAAGTAAAAAACTTTTGTTTTGTAGATTCTGCTGCAAACAATACTTTAGCAAAGTCTGCAGGATTGTTAAATACTTGACAACCAGCTGACCACTTGTCTATAAGCTTAGAAGTAAACTTCTCATTAGCTCTGTGAATGTTTATACCAAACAAGCCTTTGTCAATAGTTGCTGTTTCTTCTGCTTTGTCATCTAGATTTTTATCACGGAATACCTCAACCGGTTTAGCTTGACAAAAAGCTTTGTACTTTCCTTGGTGCATTCCTATACTCCAAGTATCTTTATACTGGTTAGCTTTAAGTAATGCAGCACCTTTTGGGTTAAGCAAGTTTTTTAACCAATGTGTACCTGGGTTAGTAGTGCATGTAAACCATTCTACTTTATCACCCATAACTACTCCAAACAAGTCATCAAACTGGTTAGGTAAGTTAGCTGTAGATCTAATACCTACAAAGTGAAATGGAAGCCACTCATAATTGTGTTTTTGAAACTGAGCTTTAAGCTCTTCTACTGTATATTTTTTCATGATTAGTATATTTTATTTAAAACAAATATTTCTGAATAAATAGAATTTCCTGCATTATTAGTATTCCATTCAGCTGTAACAACAAGTGTGTTAGAGGTAGTAGTATCAAAAGTTATGTTATTAACAATACTAAAATTTACTCCTTCAAAGTTAAGACCTGAATTTTTAGTATATGCAAACAATCCTCCTGATGCTATAGAAGCTACAGTAGCTACTCCTAAAGTTCTTACAGTAAAATTAATATCTAGCTTCCAATGTTTAGCAGTAGCTGCACTCATTGCCATTACTCCTGTATCTGCTAGTAATATTCCTGAAGCAGTTTTAACTCTAATATGCAAAGTAGCTGTACCTACACAAGATAGGTGGCCTATTAATACACCGCTGAAGCTATCCCCTACTTGAAATCCATTTGCAGGAATTGTAAGAGTTCCTAAACCACTACCTATCAAAGAACTTTCTACAATCGTTCCTGTAATGGGCGTACTATTTCCTGTTTGAGCAAATAGACCATAGTTAGTAGCTGGAATATTACCTGGAATTGTAACTACTGTTTTACCACCGGCATCTGTTGCTGTTACACCTGTACCAACAAAATTTATAATCTGTCTATGAGGAAGATTAGAACCTTCTTCTTGAGCTAATGTATATCCTGTTCTACTTATCTGATTTCCCATGATTAGATTACATAAGTGATTATAAATGTAGTACCCGTTGCATCATATACAAAGTTACCAGTAGCAAACTTGTTGTTTAATCCACCAGCATCATAACTTAAAGTTACTCCACCCGGAACAGAAATAGTAGTACCTCCAATAGTAACTGCACCAGACATTGTATTAGCATTAAAGATAGATACAGTCATTGGGTTGCCAGGGATAGTTCCTGAACCTGTAGTACTAATTACTTTAGCAGTTCTAGTAGCCGTAGTATCTGCAGCAATATTTCCAGTATCAGTATTGATACTTGTAAGTAAAGCAACCATTTGAGCCAAATGAAAATCTGGATTAAGATATACTACTGGTCCTACTGGCACTACTATGTTTCCTTCAGCATCATAATATACAGGAGGATCAAAACTAGTACCATTCCAGATCTTTACTTCTAGATATACTGGACAGTTGGTAGGGCACCCTGTACCACCTTGATCTTCCACCAGGATTTGAATAAAATTTTGACCATTCTGTAAAGCAGCAAGTATACTTAATAAAGTACCTCCTGATGTTGCACAACAGTCATTAATAGCTCCAAGTAATTGGAGATTACTTAGTTGGTAGGGAAAGTTATTTCTCTTGTTACCATTATTATTTAAGTTTCCTATGCTCATAATTATGTTTTAAATTACTGTTACATTTGCTCCTATACCATTCACAAATATAGTTCCAAAACCATTTACAGTTACTGGTGAACCATTATCAATACCTAAGCTTCCTTGCAGTACAGTGCAATTGTATATTGAACAACCTGGACCAATCCCGTCTATTGTTGGACTAGCACCACTTGTATCTATACCATCAAATACACAATTTGAGATAATAGAATTATCACCTACTTGTTCTATAGAATTGAAGGCACTTAGTTTTGCTGTTATTACTGTTAAGAAATCGGAAGCTGTCTCATTAATAAGTCTTGAATCTGTAATGGTTAAAGTATTAGGAGTAAGTGTTGGACTAGTGTTAACTACAGTAAGACTTCCAACTACTGCTTCCAATATAGTTATACTGCCTGCTGTAGATAAGTTTAATTGACTTATTTGTCCATTCTGCATTGAGAATGTTGACTGCGGGCCACCAACACTTGATAATGAAACAAGCAATCCAAAAAATTTTCCTTGTGGTGCACTAAGTGTTACATTTCCGTTTAAGTTTCCAGTTGATGTAATAATTTGACCAAATGAAAAAGAAGTTGCAGAAATGCCAACTGATCCGGCAGAACTTGTTGGACCTTTGCTTGAAGTTGTTATATTTCCAAATACAACAAAATTACTGCTATTAACACTTACAGTAACTGAACCCCCATTTCCTGTTGTGTTTAATGTGTTTGTTATAGACGTGTTTATATTTCCTAACTGGGTAGCATTGAGGCGAATAGCCACATTTCCTGAAGTTCCTGTAGCACCTGTTGCATTAGTACTTATTGTTCCAATTCTTACATCTGTTATAGCAACAGATGTACTGCTATTTACACCCACATGATACCCACTACCTAGTGCATTTGTAGCAATAATATTTCCAAGGATAGAGGACTGAAGGTTTATCCCTTTTATTAAGACAAACCGGTTATAGTTTGCTGTAAGTGTAAGATTACCTACTGTTGCTGCAGTAGTATTTCCAACTAGTATAACAACTGTATTTGATCCACCTAAAACTAATTGTAAAGCATTAGCTGCATCATAAGCTGTTTGAAAAGTAGTATACACATTACTTGCTATGCCTCCCATTAGGAGAGCATCACTAGCATCTTGTACTAAATAAACATAACGTACTATAGGTAGTGAGCTTCCTGATAGCTCAGAAAGAGGAAGTGCATAAGAAGGGTAAGTGTCAGCATTGCTAGAATTACTTGGTCTATTCCCCTTCTGAAACACACCCACTTGTAAGTATGATTCAGTTGGGTCAACATCATTAGCTGTAATAAGTCTTCCCTCTCTTATAAGGGCCTGTATATTAAATATATCCATTTGATTTTTAAGTTAAACATATTCAATGTATAGTCCTGACTGTAGGGTTGTGTTATCAACCATCATGATTTTGGATAATACCTGCTTAGTAGGATTAGCTACTTTCCAAGCTTGGTATAAAGCTATAGTAGCAGCATTTGTAGCTCCTTCAAAGTAAGCATCGGAGACTGCGGATGCCGGTGATACATTAGCTATTTGATCTAGCAATTTTAATACTGCTAACTGGTATGGGAAGTTGTTACCCCACTTATTACCATAATCTTTTGTATTGCCTACACTCATAATTACTTGCTGTTTATAAGATTAACAAATGCAGCCACTATTGCTTTTTCTCCAGAAGAGAAAGATTCAGTGTCTACAACTTTAGTAGACATTCCTAGTTTAGTAACTTCTGTATTAAAGTTTGTATTAGTAAGGCTAATAGATGTACGGTTTGTGCCTTCTGCTTTTACTTCTAATGTATTGATTGATATTTTCATTGTGTTATTTTTAAATGTTAGAATCCTATGTCTGTCATGTTTGTGTTAGTAAGCTCACCTATTGAAGCATCTGGTGAAGCTGTACTCAAAGTATTACCTATAGTAGGATCCATTACTACATTATCATATAATGAATAAACTTCTGCTAGTACTGTTGCTGATGCTATAGCTGAAAATGTATTAGCAAGATCTACTATAAATTTGGCATTAAACATTCTTATTGTACAAACACCTTTTAGATTAAGGATTATATTATTAAGACCTCCTGCATTAACTAGCTTACAGTTATTAATATCTATTTGTGGAGTTAATGTAGTTACTGCAGGTACAACAAGTATTTGGTTACCCCTACTTCTAGTATCAGCATACAGTTTTAATTTGCCATCTCTTATATAATAGCAAGAAGCAAAATCTGATACATAAGTATTAGCATCATGGATAATATTACCTTTGATTATAGCTTGTGATAAATCACCTCTTGAACAATAAACACTTACACCTGTAAGATTCATTGTAGCATCTATCTCTACAAAACTTTGTGAAGTATCATGAGAAACAATAGCTGTTGGAGCACTTACTCCAGCATTGTTTTGTGCAACGTAATTACCTGTTACAAAGTATTTATTTTCTGGTGCACCAAAGTCTAGTTTTATAACAGAGTAACCATTATTTGAAGTAATGTCAGTACCCCCAAAGTTAAATCTAGATGTTGTATCAAATCCTGTAACAGGACCAGCACTAAGACTAGTAAACCAGAAATCTCCCATAGTAAGTGGAGGAGGAGCACTAACATTTCTTTCAAAGGTTTTTACATCAACATTTACATTATAGTTTAATGCTATAAAAGCAAAGAATGTGCCTTCTATCAATAAGTAATCTGCTTTTAATGTAAAGTAAGAGGGTCTAATATAGCTAAAGTTATCTAGTAAAAAAGGTACATCATCAAGTGTATTGAATAACTTACACTCTATGTTTATATTAGCATACACACAAGGGGTTGTATTAAAGCTTCCACCAGGGTAAATATATATATCAGCATTACCTTTAATTGTAAGCGTTGTATTCGCTGATCCTGTTTGTGGGCCTTCAAATATTAATAGACAACTCCATGCATAAATAGTCAGAGCTTTATCTAGAAGATTGTTATTAACAAAATAAACTCCACCAGGCATTAACCAAAGAGTATCTCCAACACTAGCATTTAATATAGCATTATCAATAGATTGAAATGGTTTGTTAAAGTCATAGTTGCCAGCAGCAGCTGCTGAAGCATCATTACCATAAGTAGCATCTACTACTATTATGTTCTTATTACTGACACTGTTTCCACCAATCTCACTAATAGCAATAGCATAAGAAGGATAGGTGTCGGCGTTACCAGCATTACTCTGTCTGTTACCTGTCTGAAACACACCTACTTGTAGGTAGGATGATGTTGGATCTATATCACTTAGTTCAACAAGTCTACCCTCTCTTATAAGAGCTTGTATATTAAATATGTCCATATTGGATTATTAGTATAAGTTCACTTCTATGAAAGCTGTACCTGCTGTTAATAAACCTAAGTCTATATTAGCTGCAGCAGCATCTTCTGAGTCAACTACAATTGTACTTGTAATAGAAGGATTAACACCAGCAAATATAAAATAAGTTTGTGCATAGTAACCAGCTTGTATAGTTATGTAAGTTTTTGCAGGATTAAACTCTCCAGCAGATAATGTACCTACATAAGCACCCGTACCGGTTCTTGTCCAGTTAATAGTTATGTTTTCACCTAAGGTGTTAACTAATACAGTTGGCACAGGAGCACTAGTACCTATTTGTGATAATATTGCTTTATAGGTTTTTACAATTGGTTCATGTGCTAGTTCCCAGTTGTACTTTTTTTGTAGATTGAATTCATTCATGAGATTAAGTTTTTATACTTTAATATAACACTTTTTTGTCAAAGAAGCAAATTTTTATAAAACTTTTGTTAAACCTTTGCGGGTATAATTCCAAATTAACTCATGAGCTGAGCGTTTTACTGTAGGATTTAGAGCACAATAATTCTCAAAATTGAAGCAGCCCCTCTTATAATGTAACAGTTTATACTTGTTTTCTAGAACTCTAAGGTTTTTGGCAGGCTTACAAAGATGAGCACCATGTTGATAACGGATCTCACCTATTCTCTTCCGGAACATACAACACTTAGAGTACGGTCCAGAAGGAGCACCCCAGACCATTAGTTCAGGATCTTGTACATCTTCTTCATCAAACATGTTATAACCATTGAAGCGAATGATGTCAACATCATCTAGGTCCACTAGATCCTTCTGACTGATGTGACATAGCTCATCTATATCACAAACAATAATCCAATCAGCATCAGATTTTTTCCAGCAGCTATTCTTAAGATGTGTGAGTATAGGCTCTTTCTTATAAGGCACATACCCGTGGAAGAAAGAAATCTTACACCCGGCTTCTTCACAAAGCTTCACACTATTATCAGTTGAATTACAAGCAGCAACATTAATAACAGCATCAGGAAAAGCTGACCTGTAATGTTTAAGAAATAAGGGCACTATGTACTCCATATTACCCACCGTTGTAAAAATTTCTACTTTCATGGTTTCCAATATATCCAGCAATTCTCAGCCTCTTGAAACTCAGCCCCTTCTAAATACTTTTTGACAGCATCCTTTACAGGCTTTCTATCAATATCATGCCCAGCAATAACACCCTTACGTTTAACCTTGGGATACCAGGCAGTAATATCAGCAAGCACAGAATTATAATCATGAGACGCATCAATAAAAACAAAGTCAAGACTATTATCCTGATACTCCTCAGCCGCTTTAACAGAAAGCATTTTCACAGGATTAATAACATGCTTAACCGGCTCTATATTCTTCAAGAATGTTTCATACAACTTCTTGTACATGTGTTTAGGTAACTGAGTATCCACAGCCGTCCAAGTATCCACACAATCAAACTGTATTTTCTTCTCAGAGTTAATAATCTCTACAGCCATAAACACGGCACTTCTACCCTTCCAAGTACCAACTTCAACAAAGTGCGCGCCATCTTCAGCACTATCAACCATACCTTCATACAATCCAGGATAAGAAAACCAGTCTTCTCCAATACGCTTATAATAATGTTCCATACACAAATATAAAAAGAAAAACCCAGAGTATTACTCTGAGTTTCTCTCTATTTAACAATTCACTGCTGTGGAACGTAACCAAACAAAACCACAGGACATGAACAAAGCATTACAAATATAAAATTTTTTTTTGGTATATGAAAATTATGTGTGAGGGAATTTTAATGTGTGTGATCTTGTGTAAGGGGATTTTCAGGTAAGTGATAACGTGTAAGGGGTCTCTTATAAACAGCCCCCGGGTCATAACGCTGGGAGGGGTACCCCCCATGTGAAAAGCCAAGGCGTTTTAGAATCTGGGAATAAAATAAAAAGAATTCTTTTTTGTCTGGGAGTATTGAGGCTATGACATGTGATGGCTATGTCATGTGATGCTATGTCATTGAGTATGTAGTAGTTAGTATATGGAGGCACAGGAGAGAATGTATGTCTTATATATATGTAGAGCTTTGAATGTATTTGTATATATAGGGCTGCTTAGTTATTTCATAACCAGTCATTTGTATTGACTGCAACATAAGGAATAAACCTTTGAGCACAGCTTGGTCAGCCTGGGTTAAGTGTAATCCCAGTACAAGAAAACACTGACTTACCATGGTAGAGTTATATCCATGGAATTAAACATGCAACTGATACCTAAGGGGTTACCGCAGCAAGGGGATGGCACGCGGTAACTGCATGTTTTTTTTTCACACACATCCCACCGCACGGGCCAACGCGCTTCCGCGCACTTAACCTGTGTGCCTAATCATTTCAAAACCATGCATTTTGTGTGAGTTAGAGACAAACCATTCCTCTACTCAAAAATCACCATGTACACAAACTGCACGTTTGACAGCATTAAACCGTTGAAATACGGTTACGGGTTCATTGCTAATGCATTAACCTTCAAAACACGTTACAAAACAGCTGACGCTGAACGTGTTTATCAGGCTATCTCACCTGATAACAGAAAGCACTTGTCTATGTTTTATACAAGGACAGGACATGCTTTCATTGCCATTGTTTGTCATTCAGGACATCCTATCTGGCAGGAACTTGCTTACATACAAAGCGTGTTCCAAAACGAGAAGATACAAGCAAAGGCTGACAAGAAAATAGCCATTGCAGAGAAGAAGCTAGCTGAAGCACATCAGCTACTAAACTTGCTTCCACCACCACCACAAGTTATCATACTTGATGATGGACTTCCCTTCTAGACAGATAAACCCCTAACGGGGTTTTCTTTTCCCAAGCACACTGCCTAATTATTTCTGAAACAGCCATTGGTCCTAGATATAAATCACCATGACACAAACATTGTCTATTGTTAGTTTTCAAGGAGAGCTAACAAAGGTTTTAACCACAACCTATAAAAGTGGAGCAGTATCAAAGAGATACTTAGACATTAAAACGGACTTACCGTTTCATGTAGAATTTGTTAAACCTAAAACTAAGAAC